CGCCTAGAGCCTTATTTCACCCCCGGTGGAAAGGCCGCAATCTACGCCTATTCTCTTCGTATCTGGCTAACTGCCAGACGAGGTAAGTCTAGTTTCATCTATGATGACAAGGGCTTCCGTGTTGGCACAGAGGTCAAGGCTAAGATTAAGAAGTCACGATTTGGGTCTGATGCCCGAGAGTGTACTTTCAAGATTGTATGGGCAGGCGAAGATGTTAAGATTCAAGATGAAGAATCATGGCTTGAGGCGATTAAGGGCTCTAATCACCTCACAAACGCAGGCGCTTGGTTTACACTTCAATATGCAGACGGAACTTCCGAAAAGTTCCAGACCGCTACTTGGATGACAAAACTGCAAAACGAAAAGTTTAGACATCGGGTCATTGAACTGATGGAGCAGGAAGTCATTCTTAAGTTTGAAAAGAAGGAAGCCGACGCCAAAGAGTTTTACGACATTGATGGTGAAGACGAGGCCTAAAATTTCTGCTTGACTTCAACGCCCCAGCATGCTATACTAAGTATGTTGGGGCGTTTTTATGAGGATAAGTGGAAGACACAAGCGATATGTTGATTTGGCAAAAAAGCTTGCCGAAGACTCTAGTTACACTTTACACCGCCACGGTGCTGTGTTAGTAAAGGGCGGCAGCGTCCTTAACTGGTCCGCTAATAGAAACAAAGTCCAGCGCTGGGCTCAAAAGTTTAGGTCACATGGTTGCGGTCA